CCACTACCACTAGGAGTAGCAGTAACGAAGTGCGGGTTCTGTGTTAAAAACTCATTAACTAACTCGTCAGTAGTTAAAAGTTCCCCTTTACTGTTATATCTAGCTATACCGTTTTTATCAATAATTTCAACCCCTCCTGTGTCATTGAGTTTTAAATTATTTTTTAATAATTCAACGACTTGATCTGGATTGATAGCTCGATTTTTAGAAGCGGAAGAAAGTAAAGCTTTATTAATTTTAATATCTTTAAGTTCACTTTCCAAACTTCCAATCTTTTTTCCGTATTCTTCGGATTTTTCTTTTAATATTTGTTCGAATTCACCCTTTTGTATTTTTTGTTTTTCTTCAATTTCTCTTGTTGATTTGACTGCATTAATAGCAGTATCTAAATCTTCAACATCTAATTTTTTATAAATTGAAGCTCTCTCTTTAGCCAATCGTTGTTTGACTATATTGTTAACATCATCTTCTGAAAATGTATTTGTATTAACAATTTCAGTTGTTTGTTCTTTAGGTTGCTCTTCAACCTTTGTTTCCGTAGTTTGTTCTACTTGATTTTCTTCTGCCATTTAATACTCCCTGTTATATAGACCAATCTGGATCAGTTGGAATCCAAGTATGTCGGCAACGATATCCACCTCGAACTATAAAAGGATCGCCTGGACTTTTGCCTTTCCACCCCTCAGAATTCCACTTCTCTCGGATTTCATCTTCGGTTAGTCTATTGTTTAGCATATCTCTACAAAATTGTCTAGAATCCCTTATTAATGTGCCTGTGTAGATAAAATGAGTTAGTCCTGCGTCTTTTGCTTTTTTAATTGTGAATTGTCCATGAAATTGCATAACTGAATCATGTGCTATTTGACTAGCATATCTTCTTAAATTATTTCCTGCACGATCCGCAGCATATTGAGTTTGTAATTTTCTTATTGCTTCATTTACTCTTTTTTCCATTTTAGGATCAAATTTATTTTCATTAATAAAATCAACAAGTTCGTTTATTTCTGCGATATTTGATTGTTGGTATACTCCGTTGATATGTCCTCTAATATTAGAAACCATATCGTTAAAAGGTCTGCCAGCTATTACACTTTGATATACTTCATCATTTATTACTTTAAGAAATCTTTCAGCAATATCTTCAAATCCTTGAAATGTTTGTGTTTTTAATAAATCTATAGTCGTTAGATCAACTTGTGTAAGTCCACGAAAACTAGCAGGAATAGGCATTTTTCCAAAAGTATCTAATACAACTTTTGCAATTTTATTATATTCTTCATTAATAATGATATCAGCTTCTTGTAAGAATGTTTCTTGGATAGCTCTTCTTAATTGTGGTTGTAAATCTATTGCTAGTCTAATATCTGTTTGATCTAAACTACCTTTGAAACCTGTTGTAACTGTATTAACGACATCTTCCTCTAATCTATATAAAACATTTAATATTCGTTCTTCGTGTTGATCAGCTAATTGATCTAAAATTTTGGACATAAATTATAATGGAAAATTTTTCTTCCATGCTCTTATTGACCAATATGCAGGACTTAAAGTTTTTTGTCCTTTTACTTGTTTTAAAACTCCACCCATTCTTGCAAGAAACGATCTTTGTCGTGCAGGAATATTTTTCTTAATTGACATATTTGGATCACCAAAACGAACTTTTTTAACATTATTTGTTTTTTTATCTTTTACATAAACTGCAAATTTTTTAGATTGTCCAGGAGTCCTAAATGGTTTTCCTAATTTAACTTTTCTTCCTTGATAAGTTGCCATTAAGCTGGCCCTCCATATTTTTTACTTTTTACTTTCTTTCCTTTAAATTTACCGGATTTACGAGCAACTAATCCTCTAGCTATTGCTGAGGACATTTCCGTTGAGCCTAATCTTTTTTTTTGTCTTAATTTTTTTTTCAATAAAGATAAACTAGGAGCACTCATTTTTTTCGTTTTCTTTTACTTGCTCTAGCTATTAAATCCTTATCAAAAGTTCCAGATCTACCACGACTAATTAATTTGTTTACTCTAGCCATAGCCCATGCAGCCATAGGAACTCGTCTACTTCCGCCTGATAAAAATGCTCCTTGTCCTCTACGATATGAAGCTTTCAGATCTGCCAGATTAAATAATTTTGATTTTTTTGCTTTTGCTTTTAATGTTCTTAAAGTTGAAGCTGATAAAGGTTTTCTAAATTTTCTAGCCATTATGCTTTTGTTCTACTCCTTAATAATCCTCTAGGAATAAATCCACCGGATTTATAGATAGATGAAACTCTTTTGATAAGATTAGCTCTTCTAGTTTTTCTTGATCCTTTTAATCCAGATAGATATTTTTTTGGAACATCTGTATCTTTATCTCTAGGAACTTTTCTAACTCGTTTCTTCTTCTTCTTCGCCATTTACTGTTTGTCCCTCTACTTCAGTTGTTTGAAATTGCCCTCTAACAGTTCTAGTCAAATCTATTTCATCATTAATTCTTTTAATCATTTCATTATCATCAATGACTGCTTCTGCTATTTGTTTATCTAATTCTTTATTAAAAGTTTCTGATTTGATTCCACTAGATTTAGCCATTTGTAGATATTGTAAATCATTTGCCCAATCTCGAATATCAAAAGTATCTGGATAATCTACTGATCCGTCCCAATCTTTATCCTGCCATTTTGCAAATAAACCCCAGATATGTTCCTCTGCATTTTCTAGATAATCTGCTTTTTCTGATAATCTTGCGTTCAATAATTGGAATTCTGTTTGTAATGCAATACCGCTAGCAATCTGTTGCCCTGTTGCTCTTACTGATCCCATATGAGTTATTCTATCAATTGCGTCTACTTTCATTTGAATACATTTCATTATTCCGTCAAGATTTTGTCCACTAGGTTGAATAATATACGGTTTCAAATCTGCTTGCATATCTTCCGGTATTTCAATAATTGATCCAGCTCCTGCACTAGCTTCGACATTTGGAGTTTTTACTAATGAGGGGTGATTTGCTAATCTAATTAGTTGTTCTTTTTCAGAATAATCGTTGTAGATTGACTGTTGTAAATATGCAACATCTGCAAGATCGCTGATTCCTATTGGTCTTTTTGCTCCTCTTAAATTATAAACATTTACTGCAGGTATTTTTCCTATTGGATTTGGAATTTCTTCTAATAGTTTTGCTTCACCTTCTGCATATTCTTTTTCGTATTCTTCTACTTCAAAAGTTGAAATAGTTTCTTCAGTAAATACTTTTAATATTGCTCTATCTTCGTTTATATCTTCAACTAAAACTAAATAATCTAGATAAAATCTTCCGCTTGCAGCTCTTCTATAATTCCAATTTACAACATTTTCTGGAGTATATATTGAAATATACGGTCTAATATCTTGTTGTAATTCTTCTGCTCTAGTTTTAAAATTTGTTTGTGGTTTATCTACTATAACCCAACAATTTCCATAGATACTTGCGTTCATTTGAACTTCACGCATTACTGTATCAAAATTTCTTCCGTCTAAATCTGCGTCTGCTATAAATGATTCTAACTGTGGATCACCGTCTAAACTTCCATAATCTCTTGTCGGAGGAACTCTAAATAAAAAACTTGTGTAGATCTGAACTACATTTTTACAATGATTATCTAGTGGAGCATGTCTTACCCTTTGATCAAATTCTTCCGGTGTTTCCAGGATATATCTATGTAAATAATATCCATTTTTATAATCGTTTCCGCCAAGATAACTTCTTATATAAAACTCCCAATTAGCAATATTTGCGTTCCATAATCTATGTTTTTGAGTTAAAATTTTTCTATCCATTAACTAAACCTTTGTGGTGGACTAGGATTAAAATCCCTCCTTAATGGATAATTATATTCTACTAAATATCCTAATGCGTCGTTCATATGATCATAGCCACTATCTTTATCTGGTATATGTGTTCCCTCTTTGTATATTTGTCTTTCTATGCTTTTTATTACATTTTTGCAAGAATTTAGAATGAACAAACTATTTTGTCCTTTTACATTTTTTAATTTTGAATTTACTGCGTTTATTCTATCTCTTACTAATGGAGCTTTATTTCTACATCTAACTTCAAAACCTGCATTTTTTAATATTGCTAAATCAGTCATTCCACCAGCAGAAGTTTTGCGTTGTCTAGCGCTCGGATCGGGGTAAATAATAATTTTTTTATTATATCGTGTTTTTATTTCATCAACCATTTCATTTGTATTGCTACTATAGATTTGTATTTCATCTATAACAATAATAATATCATTTTCTATTACAGAAACAACAGCACACATGGGTTCCACATTAAAATCTAAACCAATATGATAAGTTAAATGATTATTACGAAATGTTTCAATAATATTCTTTTCTCTATTAAAATTATAATAAATCATTCCAGAATAATTAACAAAAGTTGCTTCATATTCTTGTTGAAAAGTTCTTAAATCTAAATCATCTTTTGCTTGTTCTATTTCTTCTTTTGATACTTGCTCGCCCTCTAGTGTTGTATATTTGAATGATTGCCAATCTTTATTAGTTTCGCCTAATTTATAGAGTTCATAGGACCAATTTCCAAAACCTCTAGGACTACCGCAAAATAATGCATGTCCTTGTGTATCAGATAATGTCGGTCTTAAAACTTCATACCATGCTTGCTTATGAATATCTGCGAATTCGTCCATAACTAAAAAATCTAGACCTATTCCACGCAAGCTATTTTCGTTATCTGCTCCTCGTAATGATATTCTAGAATTGTTTCTTAATACAATTGTTAGATCACTGTTATTTATAGATTTTACCCATTTATGCTTTATCAATTTGTCTTTTAATTCATTCCAACAAATTGATTTTGCTTGTCTATAACTAGGAGCTACATACCAGACTTTTTTATTACTATATCTAGCAAATTTAGCTAATTCATTTATGGCTAAATATGTTTTTCCAAATCTGCGCCCAGTAATTAAAACACGGAATCTTGATGTATTTGTTATGACTTCTTTTTGAGGTTTTGATAAAGACATTTATCCCCATTGATCAGCCATAGCTTTAGCCATATTTGGAAAAAATTTTGATCTGTTTTTCTGTCTATCTTTTCCACCTTTATTAAACCAATTACCAGGCACTTTAGTAGATTGTATAGTCCATTGATCTGCCATAGCAGCAGCTACGCCTTCAAAAGTTTTACTAGCATCATGTGCAGAAATATTAGTATAATGATATTTTTGTCCTCTTTTTTTTCCGCCAGTATTTGAAGGTAATAATGATTTATAGTCTAATACTTCTTTTGTAGAAAAAAAATCCATATTATTTGTGAGATTTGTATTTGAAAAAAGATGAGGTAAATTTTTCAACCATAATCGAGTTGCTTTACTATATGGGTGTCCAAAATGATAAGGGTGTATTGTTTGTGTGTGTTTTGGCAAATCAAATATTTTACTCTGTATTGGATTTTCTATACAAATTCTTGGAATTGGAGCATCATATAATTTCATAAAAAATTCTTTAGCTTTTAAACCTAAATTATATCTTTCTTCATTTAATTTACCATTTGGAAATAAATGTCTAGCTCCAGCATTTGAAAGATAAGTACATGGTGGGTGGGCGATCAACATATCCCAATTTTTATTCAAATGATCTAATACATTTCCAACAATATGATTTCCAGGAACATCAGTTTCTAAAATATCACAACTCCAGGATTCATGTCCTTTTCTTTTAAAAGCTTCCCTTACTACTCCAGAATATTCGCAAGCAACTAAAACTTTTAATTTAGTCATATGACCATTGTAAAGGTTCTTCCGTTTGACTTGATTCTATTGTGTCCTGTTGTCCTAAAATATTTTTACCTAGGAATATAAGCATCGCTACATTCCCTTTATCTGCTGCTTTCCATTGTAATTGTCTCAGTCTTATTTTTCCATTTACTCTTCCTTTTGTAAGAAATTCCGAATAACTCTTTTCTATAAGATCTGGACTACATCCAAAAAACTCGCCTATTTCCTTATTTGTACAACCAAATTGAGCTAATTTGATTACTTGATCAGTATCTATTTTATATTTTTTAGGTCTTGCCATTCAATCCTCTTTCCCCTTGAGTATAGGTAATTTTTTTTTAGCAGACTTTTTATAATAAATCTAATTAATTTTTTTTGCTTTTATCTTTGTATAATTTTCAAATCGTTGAATAATTACATCTATATATTTAGGATCAAGTTCCATTCCAAAACAATTTTTATTTAGATTTTCACATGCAATCAAAGAAGTTCCAGAACCTAAAAATAAATCTAAAACATTCTTTTTTGTAATAACATTGATAGCTGATTCAACAAACTTTACTGGTTTTGGACATGTATGTAAATCTCTCAATCCGTCTAATCTATCACTATTAAAATCAAAATAATCTAGATCATATCTTACTTTTTTAGGTAAACTTCCAAATAAAAATATAGGTTCAATCTTCCTAAAATGAGATAATTTTCCGCCTGTTTGTTTATTTCTAGATAGCCAATAAAATATATCTTTAGGCCCCTTTTTTATCCAATATTCATTATATTTCCAACCAGCTGTAATAAAATTAAACTTTGAATATTTTTCTAATAATTGAAACCATTTATCACAAAAAGCAAGATATTCAGCTCCCTCTATATCTTTGTAGGAGTTATATTCATAATCTAGGCCATATGGAGGATCAATAAAAGACATTTCTATTTCCTCATTATTTAATAATTTTTTTAAACTTTCTTCGTCAGTACAATCCCCACACATCAACCTATGACGGCCTAATTCATATATATCGCCTTGTTTTATTCCTCTATCTGATACATTTTCTGGGATTTCATCTTCATCGCTAAAATATTCTTTATCATCAACAATTATTTTATCTAATTCTTTTGGATCAAATCCTAATAAATTAAGATCATAATTATCATCTAATAAATCTGATATCTCTAGATTCAATAAATCTAAATCCCAGGCGCTATCTTCATTCAATCTATTATCTGCAATTCTATAAGCTTTTGCTTTTGTTTCTGATAAATCTGCTATGAACACAGGAACTTTTTTTAATCCAAGTTTTTTAGACGCTAACAATCGAGTATGTCCCACAATTACAATCATTTTTTTATCTACGACTATTGGCTGCTGAAATCCATATTCATTTATAGAACTTGCAACTTTATCTATTGCTTGATCTTTTCTTGGATTATTATGATATGGAATTAATTTTTCTATTTCTATTTCTTGTATATTCATAAATATTCATTCCTCATTT